CCAGTTAGTGCTAATGGAGTTATCCTTACTACTACAGCCAACTTATCGCAACCAGGTAGAAAATACACCGCGACAGCTCCCGCTGGTGCAACTGGACCAGTTACAGAAAATTGGGAAGCACAGTTCTAATGTCAAAGAATTATAATGCCAATAGTCAGTTAAAAGCGGCTGGTGTTAATATCCCTTTTACTGGAGATCAAGTCAAAGAGTACATGAAGTGTGCTGCTGACCCGATTTACTTTATTGAAACGTATTGCAAGATCATATCACTTGATCATGGTCTTATTGATTTTAAACTATATGAATGCCAAAAGGAAAAGGTGAAGGTAATACATGAGAATAGAAAAGTTATCCTTATGGAAGGTCGTCAACAAGGTAAGACGACAACTAGTGCAGCATATATCCTTTGGTATACATTATTTCAAGAATCGAAACAAGTCGCGATCATGGCAAACAAAGCCACCGCCGCCCGTGAGGTCTTATACAGGTATCAGTTAATGTATGAAAACCTTCCAATGTGGTTACAACAAGGTGTTACTACATGGAATAAGGGAGATATAGAACTTGAGAACAATTCAAAGGTGTTCACTGCAGCAACGACATCTTCTGGTATCCGCGGTAAGTCAGTTAACATGCTGTATGTTGACGAAGCTGCGATCATACCTAACAACGTAGCTGATAACTTCTTTACTTCAGTCTATCCTACGATATCTGCGGGTGAAACGACAAAGATCCTATTAAGCTCTACTCCATTAGGTTACAACCACTTTTGGAAGTTTTGGAACGATGCTGAGAATAAACGTAATGACTTTATACCTTTATTCATACCGTATACACGAATCCCAGGTAGAGATGAAAAATGGGCAGAAGCACAAAGGAGACAGCTTGGTGAGCTTAAATATAACCAAGAAGTGTTATGTACCTTCTTAGGTTCTGCACTCACTCTGGTGCGCTCAGATGTGATCGGGAGACTATCGCCAGCCAGAATCATATATAGTAAGGATGGTTTGGATGTGTATGATAAACCAATTAAAGATCATAGTTATTGCTTAGTAGCTGATACGGCAAAGGGTGTGGGTGGAGATTACTCAACGTTCTCTATCGTGGACATCACAGAGTCACCATATAAACAAGTGGCAAAGTATAGAGACAACAACATTAGTCCTATGCTATTCCCATCAGTGATATATAAAGTAGCAACAGAATATAATCAGGCATACGTATTACTAGAAGTTAACTCTTCTGAACAAGTAGGAGCTATCCTTTACTCTGAGATGGAATATGAAAATATCCTATTTGTGAACAGGAATACAGACGGACAAGTAGTATCAGGCGGCTTCGGCGGTGGTAAAGCACAGCTAGGAGTTAATACTGATAGGAAAGTAAAAAGAATCGGTTGTATGAACTTCAAGGCATTGGTCGAAGAGAATAGACTCTTAGTCCAAGACATTGATACTATACAAGAGATATCGACTTTCATCGAGAACAACAAGGGCTCTTACGAGGCTGATGAAGGTTATCATGATGACTTAGTTATGACATTAGTATTATTTGGGTGGTTGACCACAAATCCATACTTTAAAGACCTAAACAACGTAAACATTAGGCAGATAATGTATGAAAACCGTATCAAGCAAATAGAGGATGAGCTGACCCCATTCGGATTCATGGATGATGGCAGGGGTAGCCAGGACGAACAGGTCCTATTGAATTTTTAATAGTTATAAATATATGTATAGAGGTGACTCTAGCTTATATCATAAAAATCATAATTTAAGGAGAATCAACAAATGGCGTTTCAATTATCTCCAGGAGTTGCGGTAGTCGAGAAAGACTTTTCTGCGATCGTTCCAGCGGTATCAACATCAGCTGGTGCTTTTGCAGGTGTGTTTGCATGGGGTCCAGTTTTAGATCCTGTAACAATTACATCAGAAAATGTGTTAGTGCAAAGATTTGGTAAACCAAGCGATGCAACAGCACCGTCATTTTTTACAGCAGCAAACTTCCTATCATATGCAAATAATCTATTAACAGTTCGTGTAGACACGTCTGGAAATAGAAATGCAGTTGTTACAAAGACAGGTACAGTTACAAGCTTTACAATTACAGAAGGTGGTGATTCATATGTCACAGCTCCTGCTGTTACATTAGGTGCACCAAACGTTACAGGTGGTATTCAAGCTACCGCTGAGGCCGTCTTAACATCAGGTGTAGTCACATCAATCAGAATTACTAATCCTGGTACAGGATATACTTCTGCTCCTTCAGTATCTATTGCTGTTGGTCCAGGTACAGATGCTACTGCGACTTCTTCAATTACGGTTTCTGGAGTTAAAATTAATAATTTTGATTCATATACAGCATCTTATGTTACTGGTCAAGGTGTAGTAGGTGAATGGGCTGCTAAATATCCAGGAGCACTAGGTAACTCAATAAGAGTTTCTATGGCCGATGCAAGAACATATACTGGTTGGACTTATGCAGCAGAATTTGATTCAGCTCCAAGTACTTCATCATACACATCAGCAGTTGGTGGTTCTAACGACGAATTACATGTCGTTGTAGTAGACATTGACGGCCAATGGACTGGTACAGCTGGTACAGTATTAGAAAAATATGCATACGTATCAAAAGCTAGTGATGGTCACAAATCAGATGGTACAAATAACTATTATAAAGATGTAATCAATTCACAATCTAGATATATTTGGTGGATGGATCATACTACAACAGTAGCTACTTCAGTTAATGGTTCAGGTACTTCAGGTGTAAATTGGGGAACAGCTGCAGCTAATGTGGGGTTCAAAGATCTTTCAGCTGTAGTTACTAGCACTTTATCTGGTGGTGTAGATGACCTTGATGCTACTGCAGGAGAATTACAAACAGGATTTGCATTATTCGCGAATGATGAACTTTATGATATTTCACTAATAGCTTTAGGTAAAGCTAATTCAACTGTTGCAACATACGTTATTAACAATGTAGCTGAAGTTCGTAAAGACTGTGTAGTGTTCATATCTCCACAAAATTATTCCAGTGATGATGTCATTGTTGGTTCTGGTTCAGATGCTGTTAATGCTATCATAACATACCGTAATGCATTACCTAGCACATCATATGCTGTGTTAGATTCTGGTTTCAAGTATCAATATGATCGTTATAACGACAAATACAGATATGTGCCGTTGAATGGTGATGTTGCTGGTTTATGCGCTCGTACAGACTATACAAATGATCCATGGTATTCACCAGGTGGTTTAAATCGTGGTCAAATTAAAAACGTAGTTAGACTTGCGGTGAATCCTGGTAAAACAGAACGAGATAATCTTTATAAAGCAGGTGTTAATCCAGTTGTTAACTTCCCTGGTCAAGGTACAGTTCTCTTTGGTGATAAAACACTTCTAGCTAAACCAAGTGCATTTGACCGTATCAACGTACGTCGTTTATTCATCGTACTTGAAAAAGCTATTGCAACAGCTGCTAAGTATCAATTATTTGAATTTAATGATAGCTTCACAAGAGCACAATTTAAGAACCTCGTTGAGCCATTCTTAAGAGATGTTCAAGGTCGTAGAGGTGTTACTGACTTCCGAGTTAAATGTGATGATACAAATAACACAGGAGAAGTTATTGATCGCAATGAATTTATTGCTGATATCTTTATCAAACCTAACCGTTCGATCAACTTCATTACACTTAACTTCATTGCAGCAAGATCTTCAGTTTCTTTCACTGAAATCGGTGCATAGCATATAAATAATAAAGAGAAAATTAAAGGATAAACTATGGCAAATATTAGCGATTTTAAAGCCCAACTGATCGGTGGCGGAGCCCGTCCCAATCAGTTTAGTGTCGAGTTAACATTCCCTGCATATGTTGTCGGTGGACCTGCTGTTGGATTACAATCACAGTTCTTATGTAAAGCTGCTCAATTACCAGCTTCAAACATTGAGAATATGCCGATTCAATATCGTGGTCGTGCTGTTAACTTTGCTGGCGAAAGAGTATTCCAACCATGGACAGTAGCCATCTATAATGACACATCATTTAACATCCGTAATGCGATGGAAAAATGGTCAGATGGAGTACAAAATCATAGCCAAACAAATGGTAGAACAAACCCAAGAGACTATCAAGTGGACTTAAGAGTTCATCAGTTAGATCGTAATGGCGCTATCGTTAAGAGCTATAAGTTCCATGATGCATATCCAACAACTATCGGTGCGATAACTGTTGACTATGATACTGTTAATACAATGGAAATTTTTGATGTTGAATTTACTTATAACTATTGGACATCTGATACAAGTACAGACGGATCGAACTTCGGTGTTAAGGTTGCTGTTAACACACCGATTGGTACGTTCCCTATCAACGTTTAGTTGGTAATTTATAATTAAGTAAGGTATATTATGGAAATCTTTGGATTCGAGATAGCAAAGAAAAAAGCCAGACGCGCGCAGGGCACAGAAGTTGTTACCCCTGCGCCGGATGACGGCTCAACGGTAATATCTACTCTTGGAGCTGCAGCTGCCTATTATGGCATGACTGTAGACCTTGAAGGTGTTATCAAGAATGAGAATGATTTAATCCGCCGATACAGAGAGATATCTCAGTACGGTGATTGTGACAATGCTGTAGAGGACATCGTTAACGAAGCTATCGTTGCTAATAATGATGAGCAAATCATTGAAGTTGTAATGGACGACGTTAAGTTGTCTGCTTCTGTTAAGAGGATGATAGCAGACGAGTTTGCCGAGATCCTTAAGCTTTATAAGTTCAGCAACAGAGGTCATGATATATTTAGGTCATGGTATGTAGATGGTAGACTATACTATCACATCCTTATTGACAACGAGAATATTAAGAATGGTATTCAAGAGTTAAGATACATCGATCCACGTAAGATCAGACGTATCAAGAATGTTAAAAAAGGTAAGAACGATAAAGGTATCGACGTCGTTGTTGGCATAGAAGAGTTCTATATCTACAATGATAAAGGTATCAACGAGAATACAAGTCAAGGCGTTAAGTTATCGATTGATTCGGTAATCTATTGTCCTTCAGGTTTGATCGATCAGAACTCTAACACCATGTTAGGGTATCTACATAAAGCGATCAAACCCGTAAACCAATTGAAGATGATCGAAGATGCATTGGTAATCTACCGTGTATCGCGAGCACCTGAAAGACGTATATTTTACATTGACGTAGGTAACTTGCCAAAGCTTAAAGCTGAGCAATATGTTAATGATATC